ACCCCGCCTCGAGACTTTAGCCCGAGACCCTCCGTACAGTTTTTTGTGCTCTCGCTTATATTTCTGTCTTCTGCGATAGATGGCTGCAATTAAGTCACATTGGTGGTGTTTCACGGTGTTCTTCCTCTCTGCTACTGCACCTGACTTGGTGCCTCTGTTCGAAAACACTCACGTGAGTTATGCTTGTTGGCAAGAAGAGGAGTCTCCGACGACGAAACGTCGCCACCTTCAAGGATACCTGCAATTGAAGGGTCAGAGGACCCTGAACCAGGTGAAGGCCATATTTGGGGATTTGAAGCCCCATCTTGAGAAACAGCGAGCTCGTAAGACAGACGATGCTCGCGATTACTGTATGAAACCCGAAACTAGGGTTTCTGGCCCCTTTGAATTTGGGGAATACTGTCCTGCTGGTTCTCACAAACGACGACAAAGGGAACTCGTAATTCGATCTCCGGTGAGAATGGCAGAGGAAAATCCGTCCGTCTTCCGACGAGTAAAGGCAAAGATTGCTGAGGAAGAATTCCAGAAGAGCGCTCATGAGATTCAAATTTCAAATTTGAAATCTTGGCAATCGCGCCTAAAGACGCTCCTGGAGAGGGACCCAGACGACCGCACTATTCTCTGGGTTTACGGACCTAATGGTGGGGAAGGGAAATCCACTTTCGCCAGAGACCTATACAGAAGTGGGTCCTGGTTCTATACACGTGGAGGATCTGCAGATAATGTAGCTTACCAGTACATAGGATGTTTAGGCAATAATATTGTATTTGATATTCCTCGTGATAAGAAGGAGTATCTTCAGTATAGTTTAATAGAGATGTTTAAGGATAGATTAATAGTTAGTAATAAGTACGAGCCTCTTATGGCCCCTTTGCTTAATTGTATTCATGTTGTAGTTATGTCTAATTTTCTCCCAGACTTTGAGAAGATTAGTCAGGATAGAGTCCATGTAATCCCATGTATACCATGTGGTGTTTGTCTTAAACACCATAATATTAATGATAAATGTGATGATTATGTGGATTAATTATTTTTGTTTCTTGAATACAAGAAAGAATGAAATGAAAAAAAAACAAAGAAAAAACATGAGCCTTCTATTATTTTAAGATAACAGTTGCCGCGCAGCGGCATTCAAAAAAAAAATGGAAAAGAAAAATAAAATGAAAAAGAAAAATAAAATGTCTTATTAAAACGACGACGTATTGAATAAATTGATCTGGGAGTAAAATGTAAATATTGGAAACTTGCGGGCTTGCGCTATAAATATTTAAAAGTTACGGTTAAGCGGAGTAAATGTAGAAGTCTTCAGGGGTATGTGTTTGCAATTATTTTGGTCTCTCAGCTATAAATAACACGTCACGAGGCGGGTGTAGTATT